TATGCTGTGTTTGCTGATCCTGCTGCGTCATAGTTGACTGCAAGGCTGTCTGCATATCCTCTTGCTGAAGTATCTGCTGCTGCTGCTGCACCAAGAACATCGTATGATGCTGCTGTTGCAGAGACTGCACGACCATTTGTAAAGTAAAGATTATCGTCGCCCTCTTCAATGTCATCTGTATTAAGATCATTGATTGCATCTCCAATAGTTCCACCTACTGCAGCGATTGCTCGTGCATTTGTGAAGTAAAGGTTTCCTGCTTCTGCAATAGTATCTGTAGTTTGGTCATCAACATATGCTTGAGTTGCAAGAACATCTGATCCCCACTTAACAGAAGAACCTGCTGCTGGAGTAAGAACGATATGAGAATCAGAATTGATTGTCATTGCTCCTGCACCAGTAAAGTTAAGTGTATCTGCAATAGTCTTGTTTGTTAATGTTTGTGTGTCTGTTGTTCCAACTACCGCACCAGTTACACCGTGAACAGATGTATCATTTTCGTGAGTTGTAAGATTTCCTGCTACTGCGTTAGCCTTTGAAGTAGCATCAGATGATGCTGTAGCCTCTGCTGCTGATTGTGCTGCTGAGGCATAACCTTGTGCTGCTGTATCAAGATCAGAAATTTCTCCATCTACATAGCCCTTAGTTGCTGCATGTAGTGATGATGTTGGTGCACCTGAAAGTGTCAAAGCACCTGTCATTGTGTCGCCAGCCTTGGCAACCTTTTCTCCTACTGATGCTGCAAGGTCTACTGCATAATTTGGATTTTCACCAATTGCTTCTGCCAACTCATTAAGAGTGTTAAGAAGTGCTGGTGCTCCATTAACAAGTGCTGTAACTTCTGCATCTGTATGAGCATTTGCTGCTACAAGTGCTGCATCTGCTTTTGCAGTTGCGTCTAGTGCTGCAGTTGCTTCTGCTGCTGCCTGGGCTGCGTTAGCCTTTGCAGTAGCGTCTGCTGAGGCAGTTGCTTCTGCTCCTGACTTAGCGTTGTTAGCCTTTGTGGTTGCATCTGTTGCTGCTGCTGAGATCGCTGCAGATTGTGCAGCGTTTGCCTTTGCAGTAGCATCTGCTGCTGCTGTTGAAACTGCAGCGTTAGCCTTAGATGTTGCATCTGATGAAGCAGTTGCTTCTGCTGCTGCTTGTGCAGCATTTGCTTTACTTGTTGCATCTGCTGATGCTGTAGCCTCTGCACCACTCTTGGCATTATTAGCCTTTGTAGTAGCATCTGTTGCTGCTGCTGCTTGCGCTGCTGCTGCTGCGCCTGACGCATCAAACACGCCTGACTTAATATTTAGTTCACCAGCGACAACTTCCATCTGTGTTGATTCAACGGAGGTAACAAGTGTAGTTCCTCCAACAATACCAACGATGTAGTCTTCTGAAGCCTGGTTTTCTGTAAGGATGTTAAATCCATTGATTGTACCTGTTGTACCTTCAACTACAAGACCGCTTTTGATCTTAAAGTTTTTATTTACTGTTGCCATTTTTTATCTCCTTAAGCCTTTAATCCAATACGTGCATAACGTACGGTTATAGGTGTAATACCGCTTTCTGGAGTAACCACTAGGGCTACGGTATTTCCAGTGCGGGAGACAGTAATGGTGCCAATATTCCCATTGTTGTCGATTGTTCCATATTCGCTGACTGATACTCCTGTACCGTCAACCAAAATTGTTATTTCTGTAGCATAAAACTTATTTACGCCACCAGATGTGTGTGCAATAGATATAAGATATTTAACCATTCGCCAAGTTGTTGCGTCAAAGTTATCAACAGTTGTTGGGTTCTGAATATCGTAGATTGCAATTTCATTGTTACCAGCAGATCCAAGATCTGTTGATTGTGCAGATGTAGTATCAATTAGATCTACATAGTCTTCTTGCGTTGGGCGGTCACCAGTTTGAAACTTGGTTTTTACGCCTGAGAGGGATATCTTTGCCATGTCTAAATTATAACACTATTTTTTAAATCTTAAAGTATATAGTTACTGAATCCGATGAGTTGAAGTGGGATTGGCGGGGGATTAGATGAACTGTATCCAGGAACTTTTATAGATGTAAACCTTACTCTAAAGGGTAAATCTGATGAAATAGAAACTGAAGGATTTTTAAAAACAATGGCAGACTTTACGGCTCCTACCTGATATATGTTCCTTACTTTGTTTTTAGAGTCTTCTAGGATTAAGGATGTTGCCATTAATCAGTTACATCTTCAAGGATAATCATGCTACCCTGGCAAACTGTCCATACAATTTCCCCATTGGATACTTGAATATCAAAGATGTCTCCAGTTTGAAGAATTAAAGACTGTGAAGATGATAAAAATACTGTAAACTCTCCAACTAAATCATCAGCATCTGCCTCTGGAAGTAGTTGCATTATTGTTGTTGCTTCGTCTGTAATAACTGGAGTCAACTGAGAAACATTTGGTCTCTTAACTTTCATAGAGATTGTCCAATCTGAAACAATCAGTGGAGTTTTAGAATCATCTTCCAGATAAACTTTAAATCCAGATGTGTCACCTCTTACAACAGTCCAATTAACAAATGGAGGTTTTTCACCAATGTTATAAAGGCTTTGGGATGAGTTTCTTAGGATTGCCATTTTTTAATTATACCACAATTAGGACATTCCATTTTTCAATGCGCCCCATGTGCCATTTCCTTTTGCTTCTACTACAATAATTCCATGAGCAGCATCTGAGTTAGCAACTACTCCTACTGCTGCAGCACCTTCTGCTGGTCTAGTAGTAGTTAAGCCTCCGCCAGCCTTCACATATAAAATAGATCCATTTGCAAAAGAACTTGTAGCCACATCTGGCATTACTCCAGAAACAACAACAACTCCTTCTGAGTTATTTGCAATGCTTGTCTTTGTTAAACCAATAATAGGATTTGTAGTAGATGGAAGAGCAACGGCAATAGTTGTTTTAGTATCAAATCCTGTTGCATATACTGGAGTTGCTGCGGGTATAGTAGATCCCGTCACATTTTTAACATCTAATTTCATATAAGAAAGACCAAGACCTTGAAGAACTCCTTCAAGAGTTGTAACCAAAACCTCTATATCCCCGTGTACATTGACATTATCGTCAACCTGAGGATATGGTAAATTGTATGTATCTGATTGACCCGTTGCCATAATTACATTATATCACTAACTTTGCACCAATATACGTCTATTTAAATAATTAATTATTTTTTTTATTATCTTACTATTAAACATCCTTTGGGTTGACTTTGACCAAGAATTGATGTTATACTTATCAGTAGACACCTAACAAGGTGTTGTTGTTTTCTAAGGAGGAAACTATGATTAAATTTATCGAAAGAAACAAAGAGATCATTAGCATACTCAGTATCGGAATGTTGGTTACTGTATTGACTGGAAATGCCAATGCCTCGACTAACAGCAATAACAATTTTAGTACTGAACAGGCTCAGCCTTTGGAATCTACCTCGAAAGAGGTTTTTTTGGTTTCTAAAGCAAAGAAACTGGAGTCTTTTGAAAATAAGACACACCTTACAGACCTTGAACTTAAGGAACTTCTGTCTTTGGTTGGTTTTAAAGGGAAAGACCTAATTGTTGCTTGGGCTGTAGCAAAAAAAGAATCTAATGGAAGACCATTAGCATTCAACGGTAACCATAGAACTGGTGACTCGTCCTACGGAATGTTTCAGATCAATATGATTGATGCTCTGGGGCCAGACCGTAGAACCAAGTTTGATCTTGAGTCAAATGCAGAACTGTTCAATCCTGTAAAGAATGCAGAAATCGCATATTATATGACCAGTGGCGGAGACGACTGGTCTTCTTGGAAAGGTATTACCCCCAAGACAAAACAATGGATGTTAAAATTTCCTAAGTAGTATAAAAAGAGATAGGGAGCCGAAAGGCTCCTTATTTTTTTACCATTTTCCAATAGGACATTTTGCTGAATTTAACTTAGACTTGACATTCATAAAACACCCACACTTTTTACATTGATTAGTTATCTTTCTCAATTCTGGGCACTCATGACAAATAGACATTCTTAGGTCTGCCAACTCTGCCGTTGCTGGCAAAGTCATAGGGTTTAACAAATCTAAAGGAGTAACCCCATTTTTTTCTTTATACTGTTCCCATCTGCTTTTAGGCATCTTGGGCTGCGTCGTATGCTGCCTGGCGCTGGGCTATCTCTTCATCCGTAATAAATGGTGGTAGTCCTTCTGTGGACATATCAAGAACAACAAACTCTGCGCCTGCTTCACTTAATATAGGTAATAAGCCTGGAGTAAAAAATTCAAAAGCCATCAATCCATACGCTGACTTACCCATTAGAAGTTTCTCTCGGACTTGATTTTTTCTTGTTTTCATATTTCCAACTCAGGCTTTATTTGTAAGCCAAATGACTTTGCAGTATTTATAAACTGGTGGTGCGTTTCAGTATCAATAAATATTCCATTTTCAAGTCGGTCTAACTCATTGCTTCTTTCAATTTCACCTGGAAGAAGAACTTTTGTTCCTGGTACCAATTCTGGGGATGCTTTCACCCATTCAGAGAGGCGGCTTACATCGTCAGTAAAATTTAGGTCAGAAAACACGGATGGGTCAAAGCAAATCGTCATCATGTTATTGACAAGGCGCCATGCTGTTGGGTTTTCGGGGTGACTACTTTTACCGCCGCTAATAGAGCCAGCAAGTATTTCGCAAAA